CGTACGATGGGGAAAAACTTAAACTCCTCGTCCACGACGAATCAGGCAAGTGGGAAAGGCCAGACAACATCCTCAACAACTGGAGGGTCACAAAGACAACATTAAGACTTGGTAGTAGAATTATAGGTAAGTGCATGATGGGTTCAACGTGTAATGCGTTAGACAAAGGAGGTGATAATTTTAAGAAATTATATTATAACTCTGATGTAACTAAAAGAAATAAAAATGGTCAAACAGCTTCAGGACTATACTCGTTTTTTATTCCAATGGAATGGAATTATGAAGGTTTTATGGATGAGTATGGCTTACCTGTTTTTGACACACCAGATAACGAGGTCTACGGTCCACACAATGACCTTATTGATACTGGCGTTATAGAGCACTGGCAAAACGAAGCTGAAGGACTTAAAAATGATCAAGACGCATTAAATGAGTTTTATAGACAGTTTCCAAGAACTGAAGAACACGCGTTTAGAGACGAAGCTAATAACAGTATATTTAATCTAGTAAAAATATACGAGCAGATAGACTTCAATGAAGAAACTAACAACGGTATATCTGTTGGTAATTTTCAATGGGTTAATGGTATAAAAGATACAAACGTTATGTTTTATCCAGATCCAAAAGGTAGATTTAGAATTAGCTGGGTACCACCTATTAATTTACAAAATAAATTTATTGAAAAGAACGGATTAAAATATCCAGGTAACGAGCACATGGGTGCTTTTGGATGTGATAGTTATGATATATCAGGAACTGTTGATGGTGTAGGTTCTAACGGATCATTACATGGTTTAACCAAGTATAGCATGGAGGATGCACCACCTAGTCAGTTTTTTTTAGAGTACATAGCAAGACCTCAAACAGCTGAAATGTTTTTTGAAGATGTATTAATGTCATTAGTATTTTATGGCATGCCTATACTTGCAGAGAATAATAAACCACGTTTATTGTATTATTTACGAAGAAGAGGTTATAGAGGATATTCAATGAACAGGCCTGATAAAGTCTGGAATAAATTATCTGTCACTGAAAAAGAAATAGGTGGCATACCAAACTCTAGTGAAGATATTAAGCAAGCGCACGCGGCAGCTATTGAAACATACATACAAGAAAACGTAGGTTTAAAACCAGACGGCGGTTGTGGTAACATGTACTTTAACAGAACACTAAATGATTGGGCGAAATTTGATATTACTAAGCGTACTAAGTTTGATGCTACTATTAGCAGCGGTCTTGCGATTATGGCTTGCAATAGACACCTTTATACGCCTAATGCGCAAAAACAAAAAGCAAAAGTAAGTGTAAACTTTTCAAGATATAATAATGATGGATTTACATCACAAATAATAAAATAAATATGAGTAAAAAAGGTTATTTTCCTAGTCAAGTAGTTAGTGATGCAGAAAAAGCTAGCTATGAATATGGTTTAAAAGTAGCAAAAGCTATTGAAAGCGAATGGTTTGGAAAAGATAAAAACAACAATAGATATAATATCAACCAAGCTGAGTTTCATAAACTTAGATTATACGCTCGAGGGGAGCAGTCAATACAAAAATATAAAGATGAATTATCTATTAACGGTGATTTATCTTATCTTAATTTAGACTGGAAGCCAGTACCTATTATACCTAAGTTTGTAGATATAGTAGTAAATGGTATTGCTGAAAGAGCTTATGACATAAAAGCTTACTCACAAGATCCTGCTGGTGTAAGTCAAAGAACAGCCTACATGGAATCTATTGTGGGTGATATGCAATCAAAAGACTTTAATGATGATGTAATGAACAGGTTTGGTATAAACATATATCAAAACGACCCTGACACTTTACCAGAAACAACTGAAGAGCTTGAGGTACACATGCAACTTAACTATAAACAGTCAATAGAAATAGCAGAAGAACAAGCATTAAAAGTTTTAATGAATGGTAACAATTATGATAATATACTTAAAAGAGTTTATCATGATTTAACTGTTATTGGTATTGGTGCTGTTAAAAATGAATTTAACACATCAGAAGGTGCAACAATAAAATATGTTGATCCTGCTAACTTAGTTTATTCATACAGTGATTCACCTTTCTTTGAAGATATATATTATGTTGGTGAAGCAAAGAACGTAACTATAAATGAACTTAAAAAACAGTTTCCAGATTTAACAGATGAAGACCTTGAAGAAATACAACAGCAACCAGCGCAACCTGCGTATCAAGCAACAAGGTATGGAACTAAATACGAAGATAATAATTTAGACGAAAACATTATTACTGTATTATATTTTAATTACAAGACATACGCTAACAACGTATTTAAAGTCAAAACATTAGGATCAGGTGCTGAAAAAGCTATTGAAAAAGATGACACGTTTAATCCACCTAATGATGGTAACTTTGAAAGAGTTTCAAAAGCTATAGAGGTGTTATATGAAGGAGCTTTAATAGTAGGTACTAAAAGCTTATTAAAGTGGAATTTAGCTGAAAATCAAATACGTACAAAGAGTGATTATACTAAAGTTAAAATGAATTATAACATAGTAGCACCACGTATGTATAAAGGTAGAATAGAATCTTTAGTAAGACGTATAACAGGTTTTGCTGATATGATACAGCTAACGCATTTAAAGATACAACAAGTTATGTCACGTATGGTGCCTGACGGTGTTTATTTAGACGCTGATGGTTTAGCTGAAGTTGATTTAGGTAACGGTACAAACTATAACCCACAAGAAGCACTAAACATGTTCTTTCAAACTGGTAGTATCATTGGTAGATCATTAACTCAAGAGGGTGATATGAACCCAGGTAAAGTACCTATACAAGAGATAGCAAGTGGCAATGGTGGTGCAAAGATGCAAAGTTTAATTGGTACATACAATTATTATTTACAAATGATAAGAGATGTAACTGGATTAAACGAAGCAAGAGACGGTAGTACACCAGATAAAAACGCTTTAGTTGGTATACAAAAGATGGCAGCGGCGAATAGTAATACAGCTACAAGACATATATTGCAGTCTGGTTTATTCTTAACAACTGAACTAGCGCAGTCGTTATCATTAAGAATATCTGATTTACTAGAATACTCACCAACAAGAGATGCTTTTATACAAGCCGTTGGTGCTCATAATGTAGCTACATTAAGTGAGCTTAGTGAGTTATACCTATATGACTTTGGTATATTTATTGAGCTAGCACCAGATGAAGAAGAAAAACAATTGTTGGAAAATAATATACAAATGGCTTTACAGTCAAATAGTATAGAACTTGAGGATGCTATTGATGTTAGGCAAATTAAAAACTTAAAGCTAGCTAATCAAGTATTAAAAATAAGAAGACAAAAGAAAGCAGCAAGAGATCAAGCTATAGCTGAAAGAAATATACAAGTACAAGCGCAAGCTAACGCGCAAGCAGCTGAGCGAGCAGCAGCAGCTGATTTACAAAAAGAACAACTGTCCCTACAAAGTAAAGCACAGCTCGAACAAGTAAGAGGTCAAGTTGAATTACAAAAGCTACAAACTGAAGCGCAGCTTAAGTTTCAGTTAATGCAAGCTGAAGCTCAGATATCAGCACAGCTTAAAAATTTAGAAGTTGAAGCGTTAAAGACTAGAGAAACTTTCAAAGAAGATCGTAAAGATGAAAGAACTAGAATACAAGCTAGTCAACAGTCTGAATTAATATCACAAAGAAAAGAAGGTTCAGGACCTAAAAAGTTTGAGTCTTCAGGTAATGATATATTAGGCGAAGGAATAGATCTAAGTTCGTTTGGACCTAGATAATGTTTAACAAATAAATAAAAACAAATGGCAATAGTAACTAATGATTGGACTGGTAGCATTTTAGCGTCAAGATGGATTGATGACACAGTCGCTGAAACACCTGGTAGAGGAAATTACTTTTGTGCTATTGAAGTTATAACAGCCGTAAAATTCACAGCATTAATATCTGAAAAGATAGATGATGATAGTGATGGTGAGGCTGCAGATGTAAGTATTTACATAAATACAGAAGGCACAGATGCAGGTACAGCTGTTGTTAACACTGATGTTTTTCCAGTAGGTACTATATTGTACGGTAAATGGACTTCATTTACATTAGCTGAAGGCAGTGTTGTAGCATACGAGTGTAAGTAAGAAATTGTACGAGAGTACATATGTTTAATTTTATAATATTATATTATGGCAGATAAAGTAAAAATTGACGAGAACAATGCTGAAGCACCTATGGGTGATGGCAAAGTAAAAAAACCTCGTCTTAAAAAATTTAATGAGCAAGAAGAACCTATGAAGGTTAATCTAGCTCAAAGCGAAGAGCCTGCAGCGGAAGAGCAGGCAGAAGAACAGCCAAAAGAAGAGACACAAGAGGAGCAACCTGTTGTAGAGGAAGTTGTTGAAGAAACAAAAGAAGAAGAGGCTGTTGAAGAAAGTGAGCAACCAGTTGTAGAAGAAATAACTGACGAAAAGGTAGAAGAGAAGGTAGAAGAAGTACAAGAGGCAGTTGAAGAGGCGATTGAAAAAGCAGAAGAAACTGGTCAAGAATTACCAGAGAATATTCAAAAGTTAATGCAATTTATGGATGAAACTGGTGGTGATCTTGAGGATTATGTTAGGTTAAATCAAGATTATAGTAAACTTGATAGTAAAGATTTGTTAAGAGAATACTATAAACAAACTAAACCACATCTTGATGCTGATGAAATTGAGTTTTTAATGGAAGACTCTTTTACATACGACGAAGATGTTGATGATCCTAAAGATATAAGGCGAAAGAAATTAGCGTTTAAAGAGCAGGTTGCCGACGCTAGAGCCCAATTAGACAGGCAAAAGTCTAAGTACTATGAAGAAATCAAGAGTGGTGTTAAGTTAACATCTGATCAACAAAAAGCTGTTGACTTCTTTAATAGATATAACAAAGAGCAAACAGAAACAGAAAAAGTTGCTCAACAACAAAGAGAGGCGTTTACGTCTAAAACAAATCAGTTATTCAACGATAAGTTCAAAGGTTTTGAATATAACATCGGTGATAAACGTTTTAGATTTAATGTTAAAGACGCAACGCAAGTAAAAGAAAACCAAAGTGATATCAATAACTTTGTTTCTAAGTTTATGGACAAGAAACAACAATTAACTGATCCACAAGGTTATCACAAGTCTTTGTTTACAGCAATGAACGCTGACGTTGTAGCTAATCATTTTTATCAGCAAGGTAAGGCAGATGCTATCAAAGATAGTATAGCAAAAGCTAAAAACATAACAACAGAACCTAGACAAGGTCTTGGTGAAGTACAAGCTGGTGGAATAAAAGTTAGAGTGTTAAGCGGTAATGATTCTGATGCTTTTAAATTTAAACTTAAAAAATAACAATTAAAATTTAAAAATTATGGCAGCAATTACTCCAAGTGCGGGTGCGTCGTTAAACGCAGTACCTTCACCAGTTAAAAGTGCTATATCTACTAACTATTTGGATTTTACTTCTTCAGACATTGACGGTAACGGAAATGCAGGTTGGGCACAGCAGTATCTACCTGATCTAATAGAGCAAGAAGCAGAGGTTTACGGTAAACGAAATATCTCTGGTTTCTTATCAGCTATTGGAGCAGAAGAAGCAATGAGTTCAGATCAAGTGATATGGACAGAACAAGGTAGATTACATCTATCTTACAAAATCGCGAGTTTATCAACTAATACTTTTACAATAACAGGTTCAGTAGGAACTACTGATGTGAACGCAAACCACGCAGTTAGAATAGGACAAACAGTTCTAGTCTCTGATGGTCAAGCGACTCCAACTGTATTTAGAGGTTACGTTTCAGATACAGCGGCTACTACTATTACAGTTTTACCTTACAAGGTAGCTAACATAAGTGATGTTTCTGGTTTTTCATTAAACGGAACAAACGGTAGAATATTCGTTTATGGATCTGAATTCGGTAAAGCTAAAAATGGTATGGGCGATAATGCTAAGAATAACGCAGTTAATCCTAGCTTCAAATCATTTAACAACAAACCAATCATCTTAAAAGATCACTATGAGATCTCAGGATCTGATACTTCTAGAATCGGTTGGGTTGAAGTAAGTGCAGAAGACGGAACTTCAGGTTACTTATGGTATCTAAAAGCAGAAGCAGAAACTAGATTAAGATTTGCTGATTACTTAGAAATGGCTTTAGTTGAAGCAGAAAAAGGTGTTCCAGGGAGCTCAGCAGCTGATTCAGAAATAGGAACAGCTGGAGACAACTTTGGTACTGAAGGTTTATTCTCAGCTATCGAAGCTAGAGGTCACACAACTTCAGGTATCGGTGGAACTACAGCAGTAGATGATTTAGGTTCTTTTGACGAGATACTTAAAAAGTTTGATGAGCAAGGTGCTATTGAAGAGTACATGCTTTACTGTAACAGAACGGTATCATTAGCAATTGATGATATGTTAGCAGCGCAAAATTCTTATGGTTCAGGTGGTACATCTTACGGTGTATTCAGTAACTCTGAGGATATGGCATTAAATTTAGGTTTCTCTGGATTTAGAAGAGCATCTTATGACTTCTACAAAACAGACTGGAGATACTTAAATGAAGTAACATTAAGAGGTCAAGACGCTTTCAACGATATCAGAGGGGTATTAATCCCAGCTGGTACTTCAACAGTTTATGATGAAGTAGTTGGATCAAGCATGAGAAGACCATTCTTACATGTTAGATATAGAGCATCTCAAGTAGATGATAGAAGAATGAAGACATGGGTAACAGGTTCAGTAGGTGGAAACATCACATCTGATCTTGATGCTATGGAAATCAACTTCCTATCTGAGAGATGTTTAGTAGTACAAGGAGCTAATAACTTCATGTTACTTAACTAATACTTTTTAAAAGAGTTAGGCGCTTCGGCGCCTAGCCCTTTTATTTTTTAATATTTAATTTTATTATATCATGGCAAAAAAACAAACAAAAAAAGCGGAAGCTGTAGTAGAACCTGCAGTTGCTGCAAAAGAACAACCTAAGAAAAAAGATTCTTGGGAAATAAAAGACAGAGTATATTTATTAAAAGAAGGTTTGTCACCTTTATCGTATACAATTAAATCAAGAGGTATATATTACTTTGATGAGGAAAAAGGATACGAAAGAGAATTAAAATATACACTTAATCAAAAGACCGTTTTTGTAGACGAATTTAAAGGCGATGCAAGATTAGGTCACATAACTTTTGAAGACGGCGTTTTAAACGTTCCAAAAGAAAAACAAACATTACAAAAGCTTTTATCATTATATCATCCACAGAGAGACAGATTATTCAGAGAGTTTAATCCTGTTAAAGAGGCTGAAGAAGATATGGTTACTATTGAAATGGAAATAGAAGCATTAAATTCAGCAATGAGTTTAGATATTGATAGAGCAGAAGCTATACTAAGAGTAGAGCAAGGTAGTTCAGTAAGTAATATGACATCAAAAGAAATAAAAAGAGATGTTGTATTGTTAGCTAAAAACAACCCTGCATTATTTTTAGAACTAGCTAATGATGAAAATGTTACGCTTAGAAACTTCGGTATTAAGTGTGTTGAGTTAGGTTTATTATCGTTATCATCTGATAACAGAACTTTTAACTGGGCACAAACAAATAGAAAACTTATGAATGTTCCTTTTGATGAGCATCCATATTCTGCGTTAGCAGCTTGGTTTAAAACTGACGAAGGTTTAGAAGCTTATAGCAATTTAGAAAAAAGATTAAAATAATTAATCACTTTATAGAGTAGTCACTCTATTGGGTGACTACACTATATAAAAAGAAATTTATGGCAATTAATGTAAACACAATTTATCAAAGAGTTTTAGCAATAGCAAACAAAGAACAAAGAGGCTATGTAACACCTCAAGAGTACAACGTTTTTGCCAACGCTGCGCAAGCAGATATATTTGAGCAGTACTTCTATGATCTTAATCAATTTATGAGAAGACCAGGTAATGATACTAGGTTTGCTGATACTATTGATAACATAGAAGAAAAAATAAGTTTATTTGAAAAGCACGATGTAACTTTATCATACGACAGTGATCATTTTAATTTACCATCGGACTTATACAAAATAAACGCAGTAACTACAAGATCATTATCTGGTTCAGATGCGGATGGTATAACCTCACGTCATGACAGGGAAGTTACTAATGTATCGTTAAAAGATCTTAAATACATATTAGTTGGTAATCTAACTAAACCTACAAATTCAAGTCCTATTTACGTAAAAAATTCAGATGGTATAGTTGTATACGGTGGTAAAGCAACACAGCCTTTTTATGAAACAAAATCAACATCTATTAAGATATCTTATATAAAAAATCCAGCTACAGTAAAATGGGGTTTTGTTATGGTTAACAACGAACCGCTTTATAATCCAGGTGGGTCTACCGACTTTGAATTACACGCGTCAGAACAAAGAAACTTAGTTAATAAAATATTACAATTAGCTGGTATATCTATGGAATCAGGTGATATATACCAAGCTTCTGATAAAGAAGATATTGAAAATTTACAAAACGAAAAATTATAATAAATGGCAGGCTTATTTAACAAAACACAAGAAGAGTATTATCAGCAAAGTCAGACGTTTGAATCAGATGGTACGACTGGTCCTTACACGTTATTAGACACTTTCTTTCCTAGCATACCAGGATCTAAATCAGACATAAGAGTTTTTGTAGATGGCGCTGAGCTTGACGTTGATGATTACGAGTACGGCTCCGAGCTTGACCCAAGTAACTCAAATTTAGTATTAGATACAGCACCAGCAGTTGGTGTTAATATTGTAGTTAGACAAGTAGAAGCTACAGAAGATTTTGGTACATATCAATACGTATTGTTAGCAGATATTATAAACAACTTTATGATAGCATACGTTGGCGAAGGTAAATTAATAAGTAAAGTTAGCAGAACAGATGTTAACTTTCATGCTAAAAGAGGTTTAGCAGAGTTTAGTTACGATACATTACGGTCACATAAGTCACAAGAAATAGAAGTGCCACCTTCATTAATAGTGCCTTTACCTCATGATTATGTTAACTACACTCGTATAGTAATGTCAGATACTGATGGTATAGAAAGAATATTATATCCAGTTAGATACACATCAAACCCTAAATCAATATTACAAGATAATAACTATGATTATATATTTGATAATGATGGTACACTACTAGAACAACAACCATCTGATACTTGGAATAATTTTAAAGACGGTCAATCAGGAACAAGCGAATCAAATGTTAATCAAAATGATAGTACTGATATTGAGTGGAAGTATCAGGAGGGTAGAAGGTTTGGTATAACACCAGAGTTTGCGCAGGACAATGGATCTTTTTATATAGACCTAAATCAAGGTAGAATACATTTTTCAGGAGGTTTATCAGGTAAAACTATAATAATAAAATATATATCAGATACTTTAGGTACTGATGGTGAAATGAGAGTACATAAGTTTGCTGAAGAAGCTTTGTATAAACATATTGCTTACGCCGTGTTATCATCAAGGGTTAATGTACCAGAGTATGTGGTAAGAAGATATAAGCAAGAAAGATATGCATCGTTAAGAAATGCTAAAATAAGGTTATCAAACCTTAAGTCGGAAGAGTTGGCTCAGGTGATGAGAAACAAATCCAAACAGATTAAACATTAATTAGTATGGAGATAAAAAGAAATTTTGTTGGAGGTGCTATGAACAAGGATCTCGATGAGAGAATTGTACCGCAAGGTTATTATAGAGACGCGCAAAATATAGAGGTTGTAACATCTGAAGGATCTAATGTTGGTTCAGTACAAAACATACTAGGTAACCAGGAAAGAAAAAACCAAACTGTAAACACGCAATGGTCTACATACATAAACAACTTGACTGGTGGTGCAAATGCAATTTGTGTTGGTAGTGTAGCAGATACAGAAAACAATAAGTTATATTGGTTTATATCTATACCACAGTCAAGAAATAGTAGCTATATAAATTATAGTATTATAGCCGAATACAACACAGAAACTAATTTAGTGCAGCCAGTATTAGTAGACAAAAAACAAATACTTAATTTTCAAGAAAAATATTTAATAACAGGCATTAACATCATTGATGGTATGATGTTTTTTACTGACGATGAGCATGAACCTAAAAAAATAAACATACAACAGTGTATTGATGGTACAGCTGATTTTAACACTCACACGCAAATAAACAGCGAGGATTTTAAAGAAGAACATATAACTGTTATTAAAAAATCACCACTTACAGCGCCAACGCTCGGGATGACATCGTCATCAAGAGAAAAAACAATCGGTATAATTGGCAATCCAATATATATAACTCATGACTTTTCTGGAGAAGAACCAATAGGTTCAGGTAATTACGAGCTGACAAAAATAAACGACAACGTAACTATAACAATACAAGTATCACCAGAAGCTTGGGTTAAAGGTGATATAATAAAAATAACTACAAGAAGAGATATTGATAATATAAAGCGTGATTTAAATGTAAGAGGCGTTATAACATCTATTGAAAAAATAAATAGCGCTGAAGATAATTACGAAGTATCAATAAGATTAATATCTATAGATTCAAGAATACCACTAAACACAGACTTAACATACGCTTGTACTTTAGAGCAAGATGATTCGTTATACAAGTTAAAGTTTGTGAGGTTTGCATATAGGTATAAATACAAAGATAATGAATACTCTTGTTTTTCACCTTTCTCTGAAATAGCTTTTAAACCAGGAAGATATGATTATAGAGCTGTTATAGGGCATAATAAAGGTATGGAAAATATAATAAGAGAGTTAACACTAACCTTTCCAGACTTAGCGTCTGGTTTTCCAAACAACGTTGAGTCTGTTGATATATTATACAAAGAGTCAAACAACAATAATGTTCGTATAGTTAATACAATTAAAGAAGGATCAACATACAAATTAACTAGAGAATTACTTAAATCTTTAGTTGAATCAAGCCAATTGCTTAGGCCTTTTGATGCTGTACCTAGATATGCTAAAGCGCAAGAGCTTATTGGTAATAGAATTGTATATGGTAACTATGTTGAAAATTATGATGTTGATACAGACCCTAAAATAGAAGCCACGCAAGAATCAAGTGACACAACTGAGAGACAAGCGTTTACTTCTAACGGTAGCACAAAGTTATTTTATCTTAGCTTAACTAACTTTACAGAGCTTCCAACGCAGGCACAAGATGTAGAGATATTTGTTGATGGCACGCTGTTACCTCCTTTAGATTTTCCAAGAGTATTAGATATTGATAGTCAAGGTAGAACTTTTGTTTTATTTGACCCTATAGCGCCAACAAGTGGTACCATGGAAATAATATTTGACAAACGAAACTTGGGTAGAAAATCTGTAAAGTCACTTAGAACTTATCAACTTGGTGTTGTGTATCAAGATACTTACGGTAGACAATCACCTGTATTTACAAGTCAAAAAGCCTCGACGTTTGTACCAAAAGATTCAGCTAAGAAACAAAATAAATTAGTAGGTAATATAACAACAACGCCACCAGGTTGGGCAACGCACTACAAGTGGTTTATTAAAGAAGGAGCTAGTGAGTATTATAATTTAATACTAGATACGTTCTTTGAAGCGGAAGATGGTAATATATGGCTAGCGTTTCCTTCATCAGAAGTAAACAAAGTTTCTGCTGGTGATTACATAGAATTAAAAAAGCAGCATGCTAATGATTTTCCTGTAGATACAAATGCTAAATTTAAAATATTAGACTTACAAACAGTACCACCATCTTATTTAGAGTACACAACTGTATTTAAAAAAGCAGCTGATTTTAAAACAATCAACACAGCGAACTACACAGAAGCAGTAGCGAGTTTTGTTAATGGATCAAAGAGAGTTAGATTAGAAGCACAAGAAAATACAAATGTAGAAGAAATAGAAAAAATGCTACAAGATGGTGAAGCTATTGTTAAGTTTAAAACTACAGAATATGAAAGTAAAACATACACACTAACTAGCGCTTTTCTTGGAGATAGAAATACTAGAAAGAATATGCCATCTATTGAGTTAGAACTAAGAGA